AAAATGAAATCAAAGTTTTTTGCTCATAAAGTAGTTTACTAGGACCGACCTCTCGGACCCTGTATTAGCTGCATGGTAGGTAATCCGCATATAAAGACCTGCGCTGATCTTAGCATTAAGAGGGTATGTGTTCATTAGGTTAACTACTGGGTTACTGCCAGTACATGTAATCCAGTGCTTTTCAACGTAGGTTGCTACCGTAGGCCAGTCTTCACAAAGAGCTGATCTGTACGCTGAAGGAATTACACTATCCTTATCATATATACAGGCAGTCATATAATCGCCAAATTCAGCATTCTTTGCGATTACTTCCCCACCATACACATAGCGCTCGACGTCTACCTCGTAGTCGATATGCTCTGAGTCATCTATCGAAACAGCAACGGCCTCATCAGTGCCTGTGAATTTAGACCTATACGTCGGTTCAGCAAAGGGAGGAGTTTTTTCAATCTCCATCAAGTGTGGCATATAACACTTAAGCCAATCTATTTGGTCGGAGGTGCCTGAGATTGCGCCGTCTTCTCCGTGGATCTCAAAGTCTTCTGCAACAATAGCTGCAAGAACAAGGTCTGCACTTGCCCACGATACCCTTGCACTATCGGCTATGGTATATATTTCGTCGATAGCGAATTCATGCCCGTGAAGCGTAGTAATAGATCCACTAATATTCTTGATCTTGCACGTTGTAAACATTACACCACCGCCTGAAAAAACATAACTACGGTTAGGTCTGAAGCATTTGTACCTTGGTCAATATATTTTAAATCAAGTGAATCACCTGCATCAAATGCATCTGTAAGACCTGTAATAATACCCGATTTAGCAGTTCCACTTCTAATCTCGCGAGTAGCGTACTTAGTTGTAGTCCTACCATTTTTATAAAATTCAACATCAAAGTCAACAGACGTACGGGTATTTGCCCACGAAAATTCTCTAAGCTCACATTTAATAGGAATTAAAATTGATGAATCAGGAGTAAGATTTGAATAAGTTAACCAATCCCCGTTTGACATACTGCCGTTCATTAAAAGCATTGTGGGAAACCTTGGAAGAGATATTGCTGTGGTTAAGCTTTCTTCAACCGCTCCTTGCAGGTCTTCCGACTCATACCCATTAGTATCATTATCAAATGGGATTGCTCGCGCCACAAGTGTTTGAAGCCAGTTACTCAAGCAAGCTCTCCAATCCTAACTTCTTTACCGCTGCCTGTAGCAACCAAGTAAACAGAAACTTCAGGGCCTATAGGTAGCATCAAGAACTGATCCTTAAATAGTTCTGTACCTGTAGAAGTTGTAACCCCTGAGGTATAGCCCCAAAAAACACCGGTATCTTTTGGCTGCATCGTCACTGCCTGTCTAAGATCCATAGGGGATGCCCCTACCTTTAACTCTACTGCGGAAGTACCTACAGTAAGAGAGGCTTGGTTGCCATCCGAGTTAAGGACGTCGATAAAATTTAAGTTACTCATTTTTTAGCCTTAGGCTTTTTCACAAGTTTAGGTGGCTTAGGTGGTTTAAGTACTTCTTTAAGCTCCATGATATGATCATCGACTTTCTTTTGAAAAGAGTGCATAAAATTATAGTGGCCTGTTAGCTTAACTACGTCCTTACTATTTAGGCCATTCCATGTCGCTCTGTTAAAAACAAAGTTAAAAAAGTCTGCTAACTTTTGTGCTTCTTGCTCGGTGAATGTAAGTTGTTCGGTCATAACCCCTCTTAAAAAGGCCAGCCTAAGCTGGCCCCACTGTTTAGGATAGTTCCATTACTCTATAGTCTTCTGCTGAAGCGCCTGTTCCACCGATAAACTGTGCTGCCACTGCCGGCCCTATGCGCCAAACTTGCTGCATCTGTGAATCAAGAGGAAAGCCATTAGCAACAGTAACGCCGGTCTTACCAAAATAACCACGCTTGTTTCCATTGTTAGCCACTGCTAAGTACTTACGATTTGCAAGTGCAGAAGCAACAACATTAACTGCTGTAGTAGATACCGCTGTTGCAGTATTTTCAATAGCTGTGTTTGCAATTCCGTCGTCTACGTCGATGTCATTAGTAACATTAACATCTAGGCTGCCTGTAGTTGAGCCGATTGCATTTCCAGCGCCGTCGTGTGTCCAAGATTCTACTGAATCGGTAGCTGCAGCTAGATCTCTAATGTCGAGGTCAGTAGCAGTTACTATTGCATTGAGAGAGCCATCTGCGTTAACTGCTAAAAAGTCAGTGCCATCGCCAATCTTAATACTATCACTGACGTGAGTCAGATCTCTAATATCAAGGTCTGCTACCGAGCCAATATCGACTTTAAGTGCGTCTGATACGTGCCCGATAGGCGTTCCGTCGTCCCCGGCCAAGACATGAGAACCGACAGTAGAACTAGCGGCAATCGTGTTAGCATCGGTAGGATCATAGACTAATCTGTTAGTAACACCCATTTGATACTCCTTTACATGGATTTAAAGATATAAGCCTTCTTCGGCTGATTTAAAAAGTTCTTTAGCTCCATGATATCACCTCCAGGGTTTGCGCTGCTATAGGTGACTGCATATATAGAATTATCTGAGTATTTACGTTTATCTCTGTTTCATCATAGGAGCAAGCGGGTGGAATAGTCCAATATTTTGTAGCAGATTCTCCCAGTGTATAGCTGATCTTAAGAAGGCCTGCTCCTCTATTCTTAAGGCTAAACCGCTTAGTTCCTGCTGGAAATGAGTAGGGCTGCTCAACGTTAGCAAGGCCCGTCGTGAAATTATCGATCGACGGGGTAGATACCACGTTAGTGTTCTGAGCTCCTGCACTTCCAACAATATTTGTCATGAAATTTCTTCCACTAATATATCAACATTACCCGATGCACTTTTGGCATATATTGATATTGAATCGGTAATATCATAAAAGCGTTCGCCGCCTGGAGGTATACTCATGCCTTCAAAGGTAGCTACACCGATGTCATAATTTATTTTGATTTCTTGTGTACTTTGATTTTGGATTGATATTGCATTCCTATTGGCCAAGGGCGTAGTGGGTAATTCTACCCACGTAGAATTACCTATTAACATTTTGGTAACTTTTCCAGCTACCCTAAGACCGGATGGGTATAATACCCCAGTGACAGTTTCACCTGGAAATGTTACACCGCCAGGTGCCCCAAAGTAAGCTGCCCGGTTATCCCATATGCAGTTCCATTTGGCATGGTTTGCAAATTCGGTAACAATCTTTGAGCCATCGAAAGTCTGTCTTTCAATCTGCCAAAGAGGCTCTGACGTTGAGGTGGTAAACAGCGGGGTTTTACCGATATACACCGAAGACGTATCTGTCCACCTATCCTCAATAATAAAGAGGATTGGGTCATTACGCCTTAGATGCTCTACATGTGCTGAGCCTGCTACCACTAGTACTCCTCAGCAGCCTTTTCACTAGCTACTGCTCTTAGATCTGCAAGTGATTCAATTGACTTTACCTTAGACTTCATACGTCTTTGGACTATCTTAAGCAGTGCGCTGTCCTCTTTAATGGCCTCGGCCTTTTCAAGAACATCAATCATTGCGTCGAGCTCATCCTCGGTAAATTCATCCTGAGCCGGGTCGATGTCTGCAATTTGCATCACTCTTCCTCTTTTTTAATCTTTTTATTGGCTACTTCTCTCAGATCATCAAGTGAAGAGATTTTAGAAAAGGCCTTAGCTTTTTTGGCCATCATGGGCTTAACCAGTGCCATTTTATCTTTATCAGCTTTAATCTCTTCCGCTTCGACAAGAGTTCTGCACCAAGATTCGATTTCCCACTTATCGGGTGTATCTTTCTTCTCACCCTCTTTAACTGGAGTTGCATCTATCTTTACTTCCATTATGGCCTATCTCCTTGTCTAAGTCCCATCCAAGCGCTTTTAGCAGCAGTGTTAGGGATGGACACCGGACCTATGTCTTTAACTTTACCAAGCCCCTGCCCAAATTTATAATATTGTTTCATAGCTCTCGGACCGCCTAGTGCAAGGCCAGCCCCAGCTCCTAATAGTCCACCTAAATATCCACCACCCTCACCCGAGAAAAGATTGGACATGGCCATATACCCTGCTGCTGTACCAAGGCCTGCAGCCGCCCCACCCCTTAGGGTTGCTGTTACACTATCACTGCTCTTTGCTAAAAGGCCCGGAAAGCCTATCTGCTCAGAAGCCTTTAAAAGATCTGCTGTTTCACGAATATCAGTCTCTAGCATTTCATCGATAGCCCCTGCGTCTACCCTAGCTGATTTTTTACGAGGAGAAGTAATACCTCTCACTCCAGCGTAAGGATCCTTAAGCATCTTACCTGCAGATTCTTCCAGCGTTGTAGCCACCGAGTAGGCTTTACTATTATCCTCAAAAACTTTACCGAGCTCTTTCTTTAATTGGTCATTAATGCTTTTGGCTGCTTTTCGGGTTGATCCTATGGTAGCCTTACTAGCTACTGCTTTTGATTTAGGACCTACCGGCGTTAGAAGCCCAGCTTTTTCCACCTTACCTAAATTAGATAGGGTTTGCTTTAGCCTCCATGCTACTTCTGCAGGAGCTTCAAGCATTGTGGCTGAGGCCCCTGTGTCAGTTGTATGTATAAAAGGTGCAAGTGCACTTTGAGCTTCTTCGAGAGAAGCTCGGTTAAATTCTGTGTTACCCCCATCCTTATCAAGAAGCCTTGTGTAATCATCAATATTTTTCTTCAATGCTTCAATACCAGGACGGACGTTAACAAGCGCCTCACTATTCACCGCAATATCTTCTATCTTTGCCCCAGCCTCCTGCTTGACGGCCATCATCTTATCGGCTACTTCTTCCTTCAGCTCATTAAGACGTCCCACCATTTCGACGTCAGGCATGGCTGCAACTTCCTCTGCCTTTTGGATATTACCCGGTTTACGCGCCCATTTAAGAACCCCACGGTCTATCCCAGAAAGAGCCTCAGCACCTAGATCCCTTAATGCCTCAGTACCAGCCCAAGCATGTCCTATTGCCCCTCTTTGAGCTCTAGCCAATTGCTGGGCAGCCTCAGAGGAAAGTCCCTTCTTAGCAGCATACTTTAAAGCTCTTCCACCTGTACCAAATAGTAAAGGACTGGCCCCTCCAGTAGCTGCAGAAACCCCTAGCATAGTAGGGTCTATTCCACCTACCCCTAAGTATTTACCTATCCCTTGTCTAGCAGCCTCAATCCCACCTGAAGCTAAGCCACCTGCAACTACCGCTCCGCCTAAAGCACCTGGTATTGCCCCTGGGCCTGTAGGTGCGGTCGCAAGACCTCCAGCAATACCACCGGCTGCAGTAGCTGCTGTTTCAAGGGCCATCGCGGGGACGTCCCAGCCTACATCTAAAATATCTTTGGAAAATTCGTAAGGGCCTTGGAAACCCTCAGGGTCTAGTACTCTATACTGAGTAGCCCCTGGGCTTTTGATAAGTATTCTGCCCGCGTCATTAGACTTAACCTCTAGCTCTGGGTGCTGCTCCTGAAGATACTTAACAGCCCCCGCAGGGTCATTGGAAAAATATTTGATCTTGAGGCGGTCTGCTAAAGTTACATCAGGGTGCTGCTCCTCGAGTATTTCGTCGTCAAGCTGCGTTGTCTGTACGCCTGCAGTTCCGTCGTAACTTTCCCACGGAGGAGTTGCCTCTTTTACTGGTTTATACTGCTCCCAAGGTTCCATTAGTCAACCTTTTCCCAATTTGCTTTGTTTCCAGCGCCACCGCCTTTGTAACGATACCCACCCTGTATAGTCCCTACAGGAGGCTCTTTAGGTCCCTGTGGCTTAGCTTTTATCACCCCAAGGCTTCTAGCTCTTCTATCCCAGTCATTTAATATTTGGTCGGTGCGCCCATACCCACCAAATGCTTTTTGGACATTTGATTTATTCAGAGAATAATCTTGTATTGCGTTTTCTTTAATAACCTTGGCGGCGTTTTTAATACCTTTAACCCCGCCTGTAAAACCAAACTTACTGCCTACATAACCTGTGATTGACGTCGCAGGCTTCATACTTTCCAAAAGGATACCTAAGTCAGGACCTGCTAGAGCTCCTAAATTCTTAGCCTCTTTAAAGGAGGTCTTAAGATCCGAGTAGGCTGCATCTAAGGTATCTTTGTCAGCCCCAATAGGAGAAAGACCTAACTTATCTACTAAGGCTATATACCCATCAAGTGCTGAGTTAAATGATATAATACCACCAATTGTCTTAGCTCCTGTACTCTTAAGAAGCTTATCTGCAAGCGCTGTTTCATCCACTGACTTACCTTTTGTTTTAGCCGCCGCCGCAGGTGGATTCTTAATAGTTATACTAGGGGCAATCTGCTGAGTATCTTGCTTACCCTGCTCAGAACCGTAGGTTATTTGGCCTTGGTACTTCAGAGCGTTGATAAGATCGATATCCCTACCATAAAGGCCCCACTGCTGTCGGTTAAGACCTGACTGCAGTTCTCTTTCGATCTCTGCTAACTGATCCTTATTAAGTGGTGGTTGATACCCCTCACTTAAATTACTTCCAAACCAAGTATCCGCTAAATTCATCAAGGGTGCTAGGTTCAGGTCTGGGTCTTCCTTCTGTGCACGTATATCCTCAACAGCTTCCATCTGATCTGCCATACCGGCTACTGTGGATGTCCTTGCCTCAAGTGGAGAATCCTCAACATAACTCTTAAGAAGCTCATAGTCTGAAAATGAAGTAGGGACACTAGTCTTGGATCCCTGAGTATTTACATAGTTCTGCATCAGCTTCTTAAGGGAATCTACCTTAGCTGTTGCTGGAGTTTTTTGGGCCTGGATTGTGCGTATTGCACTTTCAAGTTCGGCCTCAGGGTCAAAAGACCTACCTGCACCGGATGTATAAGGACTAAGGGCCTCTAAATCACCCATGGCTTTTTGGTTTGCACCTGGAGTGTCAAAGCCCAACTTTTGGTATGTCTGCATCCTTCTCTTTAAAAGAGCTGGATCATCTTGGATTGTTGGAATACGAGTTCCCATGTCTACCCCTTAGTAACCACCTAGCTTAGGTGGTTGTATAGCCCCAGCCTCAGGCCTACGTGAGTTCATATAGAGCCAAGGATTATGGCTTTGCATAAGAGAGCGTTGGTATAAATCCATCTCACCTGTAGGGTTTAAACCCCCGTAGGTAGGATCAAATGAATATGCAGCCCCTGCAGAAGTCTGAGGAGTATTGGCCCCACTAGTTAGACCAGTCCCTGTTACGGATTCAGCAGTAGACGTTGTGGAATCGGAGTCAGTTGTGGATTTTCCAAAATTAGCTAAGCCAAAGCTAGCCCCACCCAAAGCACCTGTAGCCACATTACCTAGAAGAGAAGGATCCCTTGTTACTAGCTTATCAGGCTGCATACCCGTCCAAGGGCTGTAGCGCATGGCTTCAGCGTTGATACGCCGTTCCTCATTTGCTGCCTTTTGGTCCCCTGATTGCTTTAGTAACCCTACTCCGCCGCCTATAAGAGCACCTATTAAAGCTGGATGCATCTAACTTCCTCCTAGCCTAATAACCCACCTACGATGGGAAGACCTGATAATATTCCACCTAAACCACTGCTTTGACCACCACCGCTTTGACCCATGGCCCGTGCCATCGCCTCAGCAGCACGTACTTTTTGGTCTTCTGCATAGTAGTTATAATCGGCCTGATTAATTCCCTCTAGCCCTTTTAACCTATTTCCAATATTGTACTGGTCTGTATTCATCCCAGCCTGTGTATTAAATTGATCCGCTGCAAGCTGGTTAGCTGCATTTATCTTAGAGGCATCTAACTGACCTGAGGAAGTAAATTTACCCATATCAGCCTCAAGGCCTGCAGTGCTCTTAAGAAGGTCTGTCTTGGTATTCTGATCTGCTAGCCTTGATTGAAGGTCTGTCGCCTGCTTAAGTCCATAAATCCCCTGAGAAGCTCTCATAGAATCTCTTGCACCTGAACTAGCTAGTCTTTCTCTAGCACCTGTACTCATGCCGCCGCGCATAGCTAGTTGACCCCTAGCATCTGCCTGAGCTCCAGCCTGCTCCATATTCATGGAATCAAGCATCCCCATCTTATCCATTTCATTCTGCTCGAGCTGCATCTTGAGCCAAGGACTGTCCTCAGTAGAGAGCGCCCTATCCCTCATAGCCGATACGGCCTCCATATTGGACATGTCAGGAGCGTTAAAGTTTACCCCTTGCGCTGCTATGTCCTGAGGATCCTGCATCGTGAAAGCTGATTTTAGGCGGCCCTTGTCGATGTTCTCAAAGGCATGTCTGTACGCTGGTCGCTCAGGAGCAGGTGGTAAAGGCTGCTGGTTGAAGCCAAAGCCCCCACCACTACCACTACCACTACCACTACCCCCGGGTAATCCCACTACCCCGGGTAAGCTCATTCCACCACCACTAAAGATGCCCTGAGCGCCAGTGCCTATTCCGCCTAAGCCCTTGTTGAGTTGGCTACCAAGCCCACCGAAGGCTTTCCCACCGCCCCCAAAGTTGATGCCTGTGCCACCACTTCCGCCAAATAAACCCATTAGCTATGCTCCCTATAATGACTGTAATCAGCCTCTATCTCAGTATCATTATCGGCTACCATGCCTGAAAGAACTGCTCTCATCTGACCTCTTTGCTGCTCGAGGTCTGCAATAATCTCAGGTGTGCTAGGATGACCCTCTTTTTGCATACACTTATACTTCATGAAGACTATAACAAAACTAACAAACTCAGGGATGTCACACACTGAATTTTCATCTGTCATACGGTTAGCATTACGTAGGTACCAAACTGTTAAAAAATCTCCAGTCTCCAGGTTAGGAGGACTAAGTATAAATTGAGGCTCACCTACAATTGAATTTTTGATAAAATATTCTGTTACCTGGCCATGTCCATAGTATTTCCAAACTGAATAATCTCTGATTTTCTTCCAGTCCCTGATACGCTTGAGGGGCCAAATATTTCCACCATTTCGGTAGATAATATCTCTGATTTTATGTGCATAAATATTGCTAGGAAGTGCATACCCATCTGTACCATTTACAATTGATACAACTTCTGAATCTAAAAAGTAATCTTCATAGAGAGTATGTATCTCAGCCTCTGTCTCATCAATGGCTTCATTACAATAGGCTAACATCTCTTCAGGTGTTATGAAGGTTTCAGACTGAAGGTCTAAATCAGTCTCTACCTTACTTTTGATCTCGGCGTATGTCCAATATCTCATACTGTTCTACCCTCTGAGTAGGTGCCTAGAAACATCCGAAGCTCTACAGGCCCTGTTATAGTTACATATATATACTCATTATCAAACTGATTATACTCTAAGGTATACGCCCCAGTGCCCTTATTGGAAGTTACGATAGCATCCTTAGGTAAATAACCTAGTAAATGAGGCTGCTTAACTGTAGAAGGATAACTTGGTGCAGTCAGTGCCATGGTAAAAAATTTAAAGTTAGATTTAAGTACATTCTCTTCTCGGATAAAATTCTGCAGCCTCAGAAAATTCTTCCTGATGTATACGTCGGTAATTTGCTTAGTAAACAAATTTATCATGAGCTGCTCAATGAATTACTTTCCGATGGTTGATATTTATCTTGTGTCTTGCTGATCGGAGCAAAATGCATAGTATACGAAAGAAGACTAAATACTTGGTCCTTAAGATAGCCCTTGATATACCACTCACTACTACTTAGATCTACTGACTGATTTCCTGTATCCTCAAAGGTAATAACGTTTGTACTATGTGATTTTATTTTAAACTGTTTTTCTGGGTTACTTGTGAAAGAAAGATAATACCCCTGTATTCCATCAGGCCATTCCATGGAAGCGCCTGTAAGAGTTGCTGTCTTAAGAGTCGAATCTACATCACAAGTGCCTAGTAAATCAGAATTGTAAGCGTTGGCGTAAGCGTTCTTAAAGATAAGCCCCTTATAGGAACATCTTAAACTACCCGCCGGGAATCTACGCATTTCTTCAATATAGCCCTGATAATTCCAAATGGCAGTACCATCTCCCCATATCTCAGCCACATTGCCCCATACCATGTTGGCATTGAAGTTGATGATAGCTAGGTCCTTAACCAGCCGATCATCATCATTGTTCGACGTGATTTGAAGAGCAAGGTCTGTCTCGTTCTTACATTGGACGTTAACCCAAGTTACAAATTTTCGGTTAAAATCGTCGTTAAAATTTGTAGCGCACGACTCATACTTATATGGGATTGCAACCGGATACCAGTCCGCAGGGGCTGCGGTAAGGTCTATGTTGAGGTCTGTGTAGAGTGTAGGCTTATGTATAAAGACATAGCCCCGCTTATCGCCTCGGATAAGCTCTGAATCTACAACTTCAACCGCTGTAGGAGCAAAGTTATCGTCGTCCTCGTTGTAGTAAAATGTAAATGATGAATTTTTACTTATTCCACGGTCTAAGAAAAGCACTGCAGTGCGGTCGCACTCAGAAGCACCACTGCCCTGTAGGGTCCAGTAAATACGTCTTGTAACCGGGTCGTAACGTCCTTGGATACGTCTAGCTTTCTCAGCAGTGCTTACAAATTCAGCGTAGCTTCTGTCCTGGTCCTCATTGAGCTTGAGGCATACATATCCATCGGTATAATAAAAGCCATCTTTTCCAGCCCAAAAAACACCCTCAAAAGTTTGTACTACGGACCCCGAAGACACACACGATGCAGTATCAGATATTCGCTCGGGGATCATGCCCCCTCTACCTAATTCGTCGTATTTTCCATCAATCCTCCAGGCTGAATCCTCGGCTAAAAGAACTGGAGTTCCCTTGGCTGAAGATAGCCCTATGATATCCTGGTCAATATCGGCGTAAAATGATGCAGGGGCTGAGTCAATATCCCCATCGATGGACTGCCTGAGCCGGTTAGTCAAAAGCTCAGTGCCCTCTTTTATACAGGCAAAATACCCGGTGCCCTCAACAATATGAAGAAGCTTACATGCTGGAGGAGGGTCGTTATCAACCACACCGCCTGTGACATATAAGGTTTCATTAGTGATAAGAGTAGCATCTGTGACAGAATCTATAAAAGTAGTCGTACCATTAGTAATCTCACCTACTTTATAAAGTTCTAAGCCAGTATCAATAGAACGGTAGATGCCTACCTTAATATTAGAGGTATCGTAATTATCATCCACGTTACCGGTATTATCATTAACCAAAGAATCGATAGTACCCAGCGTACGTGTAGTAATATAGGTATTGGTGAATTGTTTATATACCGGTGGCCCATAATCCTTATGCTCTACTGTCCCCACCTTATAAGTATACTCTAAGACAAGAGCGTAAATGTATGCCCCTGTTGTAGCCCCAGTGCCCGTGGATATGACAAAACTATCTGAAAGAGTAGGAAGGCCTGCTGTCCTGAGCTGGATATCCCCAGAATCATCTACATATACTTTATGAGGCCTAGTGTACCCATCTGAAGCTACGAATAAGTGCTTATTCCATTCACCAAGGGAAACAACATTATTCACTGTGTTGGTTGAAGGAAACAGCGCGTTCCCAGACGTTTGACCTATACCAATTGGGCCTGTCAGTTCTGTCCAAGCTGAATCAAGCCAATACATCTTCCTGCCCGTGTGTGCAAGAAGGATGTCTTCAAAAAATTTAAGCGTCCCCACCCTCTGATTTCCAGGTGGTAGCTGTGGGTTATCGGAGTCATAAAATTCTGAGCCTGCTCTACTGGAAAGCTTAGCTATTTTCCCCCATGGAATAATATCAAGGTTATTGGCCGTTCTGCACTTGTGCAAAGGGCCATTTAGGTAGTAGTCGGTTACTCCCCCATGGAAGCTCGCGAATGTAGCTGGCTGCGTTACTATCATGAAGTATATACCGCTGTAAATGTTTTAGTAGCATCATTACTGTAAACATAGAATGAATTGGTCGAAACTTTCTCAGTTTGCAGATACGCCATTTCGCTATTAGTATTTTCCCTATAGCCTATCACGCAAGTATCATACTCGAGGCCTGCTGGCATAGTGATAGTCTGTCTAAATATTCCACCCCCCTGCGCTACCCAATTTGCAGCTAGTACATCACTTGTAAGTACTAAAGTAGCAACTGGAGTTAGCTTGGCACTATTAGTACCGTTGTGGGTATGGTCATTGGTTAGCTGAGCGTTATCCTCAAGTGCAGGGAAAAATACAGATCCCTTATCGCCTGATTCTGGCTTTTTAAAACCATATGAAAGTGTAAGCATTTAATCCCACCTGTACTTTGGATGATAATATCCCATTAAATCAGAGCGCCGAGAAATAGGCCTTACCCTTACGTATGCCCCTTGCTCTGCGGCGTCCTCGAGAGTCTTGGTCTTTCTCCCACCCCCGCCAGCCTCTACCATTAAAGATTCATTTAAGGCGATAGCCACATGAGTCGCTTTTCCATTTTTTCCGAAGAAAATTAAGCTCCCAAGATCAGGTGTATCAACCTTATCTGCTAGAAAAATATTTCTAAGTCCATTGGCTGTTGTGTCACCAATTCTTGAGTAAAATGAATTTAAAAATTCAATAGCAAACCCACTGCAGTCCATACCTTCAAGGGGGTTATTTCCGCCCCACTTGTAGGGAGTTCCTACGTGCCTGAAAAGAAAAAGAGTTGCTAACCACCTAGTATTCATTATTCTGCCTTTAGTGCGTCTATTTCAACCTGCTGAGCCACTACTTTTGCGTTAAGCTCCTGAATCGCTCGAGTAAGATATGGAACCATCTGACCATATCTAATCCGCCAAGGATTATCCTCAGGTGTCTCCTCATCGGCGTCCCCGCCCTCATCCACTATCTGTGGGTAATAGTCTATAGCCTGCTGGGCAATGAACCCGTGCTCTATGACCTCAGAAGAATTAGCTTTAAAATTAAACTGCTTAACATCCAAACTACAGAGATCTTCCAATGTGTCAAAATCAGCAATATTTTCTTTAAGTCTTTCGTCAGAATAAGCAGCAAACTGTGCAGCATTTCCCGTAGGGCTAAACTGTATAATTGCGTCCCCTGCATAGTTATTTGCAGAAAAAGCCACTATCTTATAGTACCCTGAACTAGTTGGGCCTACGTCAGACCTAGCAAACATTGCCGCCTCAGTACCACTGCCTGTTACAACTTCAGCGATACTATTAGTTGAGGTTAGACGCACGGTAGTGCCCGTACCCTCAACGTGTAACTTGCTGGCCGTAGGAGTTGTTTTACCAATTGATAAACAACCTGCCGGGGTTAAGAACATATACTTAGAGCCGGTAGATACCATGGCTGAACTATGTGAAGATTGAGCAGTGTATATAAAAGCAAGATTGTTAGCCGTTGTGTAGTCTAGCCCAACAAACCACTCATCATTTCCAGGGCTGTTAAGGCAGAACATACCTGTACTTCGTGTCGCACTATTATGCTCCTCGAGTACTACGCTTGCATTAACGTACCCGGTGGTATTCCCCTTGATAAACAAATGACTGCTACCTGAAGTATCATTACCTATATTTATGTTTCCCTCAGTAGCGATATTACCATCTACTGTTAAAGCATACCCCATATCAATATTACCATCGCCCCCAATAGTCATAGCCTCTACAGGAGTTCCGGCTGTACGTGTCCTGAACATTATGTCTGCTGCAGCACTGTCCTTATCATTATCAATTCTAAGCTTGTAATCTGCACTACGATCATACCATAAATGTGCAGTACCTCCATTGGAGGTTATTAAAGTTAGACCAGTGTCGTAACCACTAAAGGCCTCTGCTACTATCCTTGTATAGTCTGATGTATCCCATCCATTAGGAAGATCTCCCGACATAGCAGAGGAGAACCCTACTCCTAGACTATCGGAGGTATTTAATCGGTCTACAAAAGTTTTTGCCCCACCGAAGCTTTGGGTAGTTGTATTAACTATCCCTGATACTGTAGGGGAAGCGTCAGGAGCTCCAGAAGCCATATTAACCCAACTAGTACCGTCGTATACTTTAGTAAGTGAAGTAGCTGTATTGAAGTAAACCCTTCCTGTAACCCCTGTAGGATCGGAAGCTAAATTTTCAAGCTGAGCACTTTTTAAATCGCCATAAACAAGCATTTTAAATCCTTTACTGTATTCCTACTATACGATAGGTGCCAGCAGGTAGCGCAGTATTGACCGCAACGGTAACTGCAGCAGCCCCGGTAGCTGTAATTTTTCCGTAAACTCTCTCGTAATTATTCGTATTATCCATAAGCGCCCAAATAGCTTTTCGGGCGTCCATGTTAAAAGTAGTTACTGTGACATTTTTGGAAGTAACAATCCCATCCCATACAAGGTCTTCTTCATACCTGATGGAATCTCCAACCTTAACCATTGCCGTTCCATCATCGACGTATACATTCTTGTCTGCAGTGTTGAAGATTACCCGGCCTACACTCTGTGAAGAGGATCCTGGGTTAGCACCTAAATTTTCTAATCTAAGACCAAATGCCTCACCTACTGTGTAAGTATGCCTTATCCTCTTTGCCGGACTTCCTATGTCCGTTCCCGTCCATCCACCTGAATAACTAGCGTCGGTTAATGGGTGTAAATCGTCAGCTAAAAGTATATACCCACGGGTAGCATTCGAAGTTGACTGAAGTGTAATATTCTCACTAGCACCTGTACCACCTATAATACTTTGCCCACCTACTCTACCCGCAAGAAGAGCAAATTGAGTATGTCCGGCGTCCCCTGTGGTTAGCCCACTTAAAAGACCGTGTGTAACTTCTGTATCTGGGATTGAAGGAACCCACTTACTGCCATCCCAAAATGGTGCCATCCCTACGGCCACCGCTACGTTAACATCTCTAAATGAAAAGAGCGTAGCATTGGAAATAGTTTGAGTAGCGTTCTTAAGATCCCCATCAAAATAAATCTCACTCCAAAGATCGGTGGCATTACCTAAGTCATACGTAGAAGCTGCCACCGGTTTTATTGAGCGAGTAATAATATTTCCGGTAGAACTTCCTACCTCCATATCGGCACCTGCATTCATGTGGATACCTGAGGAATCCATCTGCATGTTACCAATATCAAGAGAAGCTGCGCTATCTATCTGTACACTACCGTTAAAGTAGGCAGTTTGACCTATCAAGTGTCTCTGAGCATAAATATTATTTACGGCACCGGCTGTTAAGGTAAGGTGCCCACTTGCGGTTAGTGTACTTGCTGTAATATCTAATGTAGTTGTTTTAAAACTAGCTGCGGTGATTATATCGCCTGTAATATCGCCTGTTGTTGTGAGATTTTCATCTCCAAAACTTATTGCACCACTTGAGTCAGTAATGGATGCATCGGCTAGAGTAAGCGTCCCTACCGTAGTACCAGTAGCTAAACTACTCGCTGCAGCAGTAGCCACTACCCTATTTGCATTTACGTCCCCAGTAGTAGTGAGGTCTTCATCGCCAAAACTAATAGCGCCAGTAGTATCAGAAATACTGCCACCGCTAAGGGTGAGTGTCCCTGACGTAATTGTTCCGGTGCTGGTAAGAATAGTAGAGCCAAAATCAATAGTGCCATCGCTATCTGTAATTGATCCATCTGATACCACCAAAGTTCCAGCCTGGTACTCGTAAGCCCAAACTTTTTTAAGCCTACGCCCTGTAGTGCCTATATCTATAGTGTTATCTGAGATAGGTCTAACTTGGTCTGCAAACTGAAGAAAGCCTGTATCTGCCCCTACCCCATCGCCCGAGTTAGCTTTAAGGGTTAAATTACTTCCTGCACTAGCCCCACCGTAGAGTGTTTGGCCAGCTAAATCACCTGCAATAACTACTCCGGCTGAATCTCTATCGTCGTAGCCACCTTTGGTGATATAAATATCTTGGGTTTTAATTTCCCAAGCTTGTAGTATTCCATCAGTCCCCCAGTCAACGTCGTATATTTTATACCACTTGGCCGCAGGATCCCCTTCTCTTTGCTCCCACCGATAGGAAGCTGCTTTTCCGTCCCCATCGTCGTTAACAACACGCATATCATTTATGGTGTTACCCGCTGCAGGCAATGAAGCAACATCTGCCACTGCTGGCTGCGATTTTGGGTAAAGAACTGCTAAAATATAATCAAGCGTAGCACCCATGGAATTAACTCCAGGTGGTAACGCAGTATGTCCATAATAAAATTCATCAGGGTTATGTGAGTAAGGGTGCTGCTGTCTTCCCCATACCTGAAATCTACTGTGTTGGAAAATCATCCGTTATTTTCCTCTTAAAATAGCTCCCAAGCTGAATCCCATACTCCAGTAAACTCTTTCATATATAGTACTCTACTAGTAACCCCGTCGTACGAGTAACGTACTACAGAGCAAGGAGCTCCGTTTTCGAGGCCCGAATGTCCTGTGTAAATATACTCAGGGCGATTTTGTAGATCATACTCTATATGCTGTTTTACTAGCTCGTGCGCTTGAGTTTTTAAATGACCTGTATCTGCCATGTTGTCCTCGAGAAAAGGAGGGGCTAGGCCCCTCCTAAATTCTTAGTAATCTACGTCGTAAATAATTCCGCAGTTACCTACTTTTTTGTACATCATCTCTCCGAAGAGTGAAACGTCACATATGTACTGGTAGCCCGAAGTATTTCTAACTTCAAAATATTCCCGGCCATCAGGAGACATTCTCTTTTTGAAGAAACCATTGGTCATAAATTTCATTGAAGACCAATCAATGAAGGCTATAACATCATCATCCCATTCCTGGATACCAACGATCAAAAGCGTACCTTTAACCGATGTAATCTCAATTTCTGTCCAACCATAAAGAGAAGCTTCAGGCTGCTTAGAAACAGAGAATGGTCCTTTTTGAGCTTCAATAAGCTTCATGACTGAACCAAGATGCTTAAAACTCATTAGGATAGTACGTGCATTACCACGCGCTTTAGTACGTATTTCTGTGTATGCATCAAAGAGCTTATCTAAGATGTTTGATGCTGTGATAGCACCGCCGTCCACATTTACCGCTTGGAGGTAAGGGTAGGCTAGCTTCGATACACCATGAAGGTTTGCGTCCCCGCCGTTTGCTGCACTTAATAGTGCGCGACGAATAGAAAGGAACGTTGTGAAGTTTCCAGCTCCATCAGTTACGCCATCGTAGTAGAATTTAGCTTCTTGAGCTACTGTGTAAGCTGAAAGGTCTACTGCAGCGCCGCCGCGAGTAGCTGAAAAAGTAACCTCATTAGTGTTAACATTTATTGCAGTGACGTATACATCAAGTGATGCAGAATCGCTATCGTCGATAACAACGTGCATATCTATGATGAAACGATCAATCTTATCAACAACCATGATGCCTGTTGCTGCATCTGTTGCATCAGTGACGACTGCAAAATGAGGACCAGTACCGATTTGCACAGAAGTTACATGCTTGATGTAATCCATGAAATCATCGATCTCGTCAGGAAGGATCTTAAGGAATGTTGTCTCTGGGATACGCCCATTATGTTCCTGTAAGTCCCTGTGATTAAAGATTAAACTTCCCCAAACCTCAACATAATCCGTGATGTTACCCCGAACTGGCTTGGTTGAAGAAATATCTGAAGCTGCAGTAAGAGCTCCAAATTTTACGGAAGAAGCATTTGCACCCTTAAAAGGCACAGGAATTTTTCCGCCTTTCCACGTATTATCTTTTTCTATTTTTTGTAAAACGTAATCCCTTTTAATAAGTTCCTCAGCGAGAAGCTCATTGGTAAGGTATTCGTTTAACATGTCCTGAAACAGACGATCTGTAGCCATGTTATTGATTTCCTTATACTATTTAAGTCCCCGCAGTCATCTGCTGGGACAATTTTCTCAAATCATCAGTACTCCTTGGGATTTTTTTAACTGGAGAGGTGCCTTTTCCAGCTATGTTAGGTATTACGGGCTTCTGCTGTTGCGCTGCCTGCGTAACAGGGGTGGCTGCAGCTTGCGGCTGCATGGCGGGCGGTGGGCCTACCAATGATAAAAGCTCAGTAACAACCTGATTCACTGGCACATCTTGGCCTTGCTGTGCATAATATTGACCACGCTTAATAACCTCATTACGGAAAGCACCCGCGACTCCATTTCTTTGGTCAAAGCTATCAACTACCTGAGCGATGTCCTCTCGCATAAGCAGATTGTTAACTTCCATCTCGCGCTGCTGAACCGCAAAATTTTGGAAATTCTGCGTTAATTCCTGATTTTGTAGTTCCAAAGCTGCATACCTTGACCGTTCTTCGTTCTGTTGGTCATAAGCTTGCCGCTGCTGTGGATCCATCTTATTGTATTGTACTAAGTTTAAGGCATAGTTCAACACATCTTCTTTAGGAATCCCTAATACTTCAAATGCTGAATTATAATCCTTATGCTTTATGTACGCGCCTACTGTCTGAAGTGACCTTGTTTGCTCCTGAAATTTCCCGTAAACGTCCTCGTATTGACCCTTTAGGCTATCTCTATCCTGCTTAACAAAATCAAGACCATAGGCCTTTTCATGTAGCTCCCTAACCGCCTTTTCAGTCTCTGCATCTTTAATCAGAGGCTTATATAAATCTTCGATCTCTTTTTCGACCTGCTTAGCGCCCTCTACAGCATACCTATACTTAAAGTTAGGTGAATACTCCGAAGGGGTTAAATCAGGGTCCTTTGTTGCCCCTGCTAGACCAGTAGTCGGATCGACTGTACCAGGATCCGTAACCGGGTCTACAACGCCTGTATCGACTGATGTGTCAGCAACTTTAGGGTCTGCTAAATTTTCTGTAGTCCCCGCATCAACTGTGCCAGGGTCTACAACGCCTGTATCGACTGCTGCATCTGGGTTATCGCCCATTATGAAACTCCCACCGCGCTGTTCGGCGCGTTCTGAAAAGCGCTATTTTGTTGTTGCCCAGACATGCCTTGCGCTTGTCCTAAAAGCATGTTGGATATCTCCGCTATCGTGCCTTTATTCATGTCTTCCATCTTTTCCATGGAAGCACCCTGGCTCTCTAGCCGCTTAACAAGCCAGTCCAGGGCCTGGTAAGGTATCCTAACCCGTTTAGCAGGCTTGTCAGGGCCTTTTGGATTAGGTACATACATATCTGTAGCAATCATCGCTCCCGACACAGGAATAAACCCGTCCTTGGCTGCCTGCTCCTGAGCAATTTGCTTGGAAAAAATCTGGGCATGAATTTGCTTCACTAAACCATAGCGTTCTTGGATCTCAGGATCTAAAAACCTAAAATCAGGTTGTTTCATCCTATGGGCAAATTTATGTATATAAAATTCGTGGTTGCTATCTTCTTCAATCGTAGGGATCTCACCTCTCTCAAGGGCTAACATATCATTACGTACGTTATCCTCATCAATGGTGAGCTCGGAGAATATATCCTCGGTGCTAACAAAAGGCATATTTTTCATCATTTTGCCAATTGTATTCTTATCTAAGTTGTTTCCTACATACTGCAGAGCATGGTTAAGGGCTAACTGCTTTCCAAACTTAGTTTCAATTGTCTCATCCTGAGGCTCAGTTTTAATCAGATACTCCAAGGGAGTGGTTGATCTAAACTCAGGTATGTTTATTAATTCCTTCGTTCCTACAGCGTATATGAGAGCCTCATCGGGTAAATAAAGCCTACTAAGTGAAAGTGTAAGATCACACACGTCCTTTAAGAACTGCTCAAACTTTTCACCATACTCCGAAAAGCGTTTTTGCTGCTTTAGACTACGAAATAAAAGTGCATAATTATCTGTAGTGGACTGACCCTTTTCCTGGCCATCCTCATTAAGCATTACTGCCTTATCAAGCTCGTTAATCTGATCGTGTACGTAAGGTGTGTACTGAGAGCCATCTCTACCTGGTAAAATGGTAGGTGTTTGCCCCTGATATGCAATACCTCTAACTCCAGGCAGTAAACTTCCTTGCTGCAACTTACTACCAGACTGATAGAGAATCTTATCGTCCCCGATCGTGATCTGTGTTTGGGCCTGAGCACTAGAGGCTCTATTAATTTCTGCCTGGTACGGACGCACCACCCTATGGATGGATCTTGCTCTTGCTGCTGTAGGCTGCTCGTCCATTCCTTGCCACCGAAGCGGCCAAATCCCAAAGGGAAGCTCACCTTCTTCTAAAATACCTTCATTAGTTGTAATGAAGTAATAACCGTTTGGATAATCGAAACCAGGCTTAAAGAAAAATTCTCTAAGAAGAGTTTGGTTCTCTGTTTTTTGGTATCGACCCTTATCATTATCAAAAACTATAAAATCGCCTCGTGACGATTCAGTTATCATTGAAAGTTTACTTGGATCATCCCGGTATTTACGCTTTAAATCATCTGTCTCTGTCATCTTGCGTACGATCCAACATTCGCTATCGCGCATGGACCCCGCAGCTACTTTTCTCAGAAGATTAAAACCGTAAACTTCCTCAAATACAAAAGCCCCTGAAAAAATGGGCTTTGACTCGTCTTCTACTGGTTGATTATTTTCGTCTAGGATCGGATAACCATCTTCACTAGCTTGTGGCTCATACCCTACTAAATCTCCTTTAGTAGCATCCCAGAATACTTTAACTGCTACCTCACCTATCCCTACAAAACTATGACACCACTGCCTAACCTTTTCCTTAAACCTATTCTTTTCTTTTATGTCTTGCCATACAGCTAAATTAAGCTCCGCTGCCTTTTGATCCTGAAGTTCATTTTCATTCTGAGGCCCGACTGTGACTCCAGGTGAATGAGCTAGTATATTTGATACGTAGCTTCGATGAACTCTATGTGTATGGTTTTTTGTTAAGCGTAATTTTTGGTATTCGTGGTTTGTCTTTGACGCCCGTATCCTATTGGACACCCCCGCCTTACGCTTGGAATAGTGCTCGCCTGATATGAGCAAAATATTTGATCTAAATTCAGCGAAGACATCTTTATCTGCTAAATCAGCTTCGCTATAAATTTTATTTAAATCCTGAATCTTAAGTTTAGGCATCCGCTGTCCACCCTAAGTGACTATCAATGACTTCTTGCTCAAATGCTGGAGGATCATCCATCATCAACTGGGCAAGACGTGTATCTTCTGTCAATTCTTTATCGGCTGCTACAGCCTTAGGTGCAGTCTCGGGGTTCGTCGAGGCCGTTTGATTAAACTCAGTGATAGGCACCGAATTTCCTGTAAATTCAATCTCAAGATTTCCATACTTAAGACTTTTCACATTAGTAGACTTACATCTATCAATAATGTCAATAATTTTCTGCGAAGGCAAGCCATTTTCTGAATTTTTATCAAAGACTTTTTTACCTACCGCCCTCTTCGGAGCGGGTGGCTTCTTATTCTTTGCCCCTGGAGGTCTTCCGGCACCTGGCCTTCTGCCCCCTCGCTTTGATTTAACTACCATAGGCTTCGTTCCACTCGTCGATGTCATTATCAAATCCCCAATCGTCGTTATCGTCGTGAATATTTTCGCCCCTACGCTCTCTTATCTGCATTTCAAGGAGCTCTTCTTCTGTAAATTCCTCTTTGATCTGTCTTTCCTCAAGTTCTTCTACACCTTCCTCCAGTGCCTCAATCATGCTCCAGTCCCAAGGCACACTCATCACACAAAAGCGCGTAGCATCACAAAAATCGTCTTTAGCCTTTGTCTTAGGTGTTGAAGAGAGAAGACTTATCATCTCACTACCCAATTTCCTCAGCTCTTCCGTATCAAATATGTATAACATCCCGCATTTAAGCAGGGTATTAACCATATCTTCC